TTATTCCTTTAAGTGGGCACCGGCAGAGGTCGCACCCTGACTGGTACGTAATAAAGTGCTTTCGGTAGAAACACCCCCTGCATTCTGGCCGAAATCTGATCTTTCGGTTTCAATTAAACGGAGTCGTTCTTCCAAACGAGCGTTTTCTTTTAATAACTCTTTGTTTTCTTCGTCTTTCTCTTTATACATTCTATAAAAAGCGGCAGCCTCTCCTTTTGTTTCTTGCAAAACTTCGCTTTGTGTATTCTGTTCCGGTTGTATTGATAACCGATCAACTTGTAGCATTTTCCCGTTACCGGTAAATATCCAATCAAAATTTATTATTTCAGAATATCCTGCAATAGAAAACCGCCGAAAAAAATCAAAACTTGGGGCAGACTTCATATTAAGAATATCATATATAGTCTGCGTCCGGTCATAGCCTAACTTCTTAGCGAAACTATTAGGGGTTTCGCCTACAAATTCAACAATTTCTGCAATCCTTGCAGAGATTTCTGCATTTTTATTTCCTTTTTCTTTGTTCATTTCAGAATATTCTGTATGTTTGCAACATCTTAACCGAGTTAAGAGCGCCCAAATATACAGAAAAGTATCTGCATCGCAATGGGTAATAAGGAAGTAACTTAAAAAACATATATGAATATGAGCAACGAAAAGCAAATTTTTCTCCCTGTGGAGATTAAGAAGGAAATAATTAAAACCTTCAAAACGACGAAAGAAACTTTGTGGGCTGCGCTGAACTATAAAACAGACAGCAACTTCGCCCGTATGCTTCGGGCGGCCGCTTTTGAACGTGGCGGTGTCCTGTACCCTGATCCCAAAAGGGCAGCGGGTTATGTTCCCCAATGCGAAACGACTTTCAACACTTCAGAAAAGACAATGGTACAAAATTTTGGCGTCCGGGTTAAGCTGGTCGGCAACCTTTCAAGCGGTGAATTATCGCTGTTTGTTGACGGGGAACAAAAAGCCACCTTCGACAACCCGCACCTGGATGAACTTTCAAACATACAGGCGACCGCCCAAAATTTAGCGAACGAATTATCTACGGTACAGTAACAAAGTAAATTTTAAGTGATGGAATACTTTGATAACATGATATGCGTAACAATCGACGAACTGACCGAAAAATACGACGGCCAGCAAGTCATGACCTTCGCAAATTACAATAAGCTGGTGACACGCAACCGCATAGAACTCGCCCATCGGGGCGGTGGTTTAGGTGGGTATGTCCGTGTAGTGTATTCCTCGCTTCCTGAACGTTTCCGCACCCGCTTTGAAGCTATACACGGAAATCCTAAAACAATTTTAGAACAGCAAGAAATGGAAAAGAAAGCCTTGAAAACAGATAAGGCCGCCCGTGATTTTTACATGACTTATATACTGCCGAACGGTAAGACACTGGTCGATACAAAAGTCTATGAATATACCATTAACGCTTCAGTGCTGGGGTTTGTTCTTACTGCTTTGAATGAACGTTTGGCAAAGGTTAAAGCCCTGGGCGGCGGTATTCCGAAGGATTTATGGCATAAAGCACTAACCTTGTCGGAGTCTTACCGTAAGGACTACGGCCACACCCTACCGGATAAACTTCGGGGCTTTCGTGACAAGCTAAACGCCTACAAGCGTGACGGCTATGTCGCCTTAATTTCCGGTAAGGACGGAAACGAAAACACACTGAAGATCACAGAGGAAGCCGGTAATCAGATTATCGCTTTGAAGCGTAGTAAGGTACCAGTTTACACTAACGCACAAATATTCGTTAAGTATAACGAGATTGCAGAGAAAAAAGGCTGGAAGCCCCTTAAAAGCGTTAAGTCGCTGGTTACTTACCTGGAACGTCCGGAAGTGAAGCGTCGCTGGTATGACGCCGTTCATGGCGAACTGGCTGCACACCAAAAGTACACCCGGAAGCATAAAACAGAACTTCCTTCCGTGCGTGACGCCTTGTGGTATGCCGACGGTACAAAATTAAACCTATATTACAAAGCCTATGACGAGAACGGAAAACTGCAAGTACGCACGACACAGGCTTATGAAGTAATGGACGCTTTCAGCGAAACGATGTTGGGCTATTATATTTCTGACAGTGAGAACTACGAAGCGCAATATAATTCTTTCCGTATGGCCATACAGACGGCCGGACACCGCCCCTTTGAGATCGTAACAGATAACCAGGGCGGTCACAAGAAACTGGAAGCTACAAAATTCTTCGAACGTATATGCCACGTTTTCCGCTTTACGGCTCCCTACTCCGGTCAATCTAAAACGATTGAAAGCGCTTTCGGCCGCTTCCAGGCTGAAATATTACACCAGGACTGGCGCTTTACCGGTCAGAATATTACTACCAAACGGGAAACCAGCCGCCCGAACCTGGAATTCATCGAAGCGAACAAAGAAAACCTTTACACCCTGGAAGAACTGAAAATAGCTTATGCAAAGGCCAGGGAAGCCTGGAATAACGCAAAGCATCCGGCCACTGGCATTTCACGCTTTGAAATGTACCAAACTTCAGTAAACCCTGAAACTACTGAAGTGGATCAGTTGGATATGATAGAGATGTTTTGGCTTACTACACAGAAGCCGGCAACCTTCACCGCTTCCGGGATCACTATTGAAGTCGACAAGAAAAAATATACTTATGAAGTCCTGGACGCTGAAAAAATGCCCGACCTGGAATTCCGCAAAAAGCACACTTTCAGAGAATTTTATGTCATGTATGATCCGCTGGATATGACACAGGTACGGCTTTATACAAAGGAAACTAACGGAATGCGGTATATAGCCACCGCCGAACCTTACATAAAGGTGCATCGTGCTATACAGGAACAAAAGCCCGGCGAAATGGACTTCATTCGGAAAATGGACTACCGGAACAAACAGGAGCGTGTCAATCAACAACTGGAAGCGGTAGAACTGGAAATGATTCACGGCGTAGCGCCTGAACAGTTCGGCCTGAACCGTCCGAAAATAAAAGGCTTAAACCTGGTTACCGCTGAAACCATGATGGAGACAGCCGTAAAACAGTCCAAACCAGCCAAACAGGTAGAAGTAATAGACGTCGGTCTACTTGGAAAACAGCTTAGTAATATCACTTTTAACGACGTCGCTTTACTTGATAAATATTAATAAATTAAATACTTACGATTATGGCAACATTATCAATTAACGAAAAGAACGAAGTCCGGGACATGCTGAAAACATACTGTAACCGGTACCCTTCACAGAATAAGGCCGCCGCCAGTCTTCACGGTGTCAGCGCCGGAACCATTTCTTCCATACTGAACGGGAAGTATGAAAATATTTCAGACGAAATGTTTCGGAACATCTATTCCCAGGTAAGCACACCGCACCAGGCCGCCGGGTTGCAGATAGTAGAAACGACTGCTTTACATGAAATAATTGCCGCTATGCAGGATGCCCAGGAATGGCAGGACGTCACCTGGGTAGTCGGTGAGTCCGGATGCGGTAAAACGACGGCCGCCAGTGTTTACCAAAGCAGCCATAAAGAAGTATATACGCTCCTTTGTAGTGAAGACATGAAGAAGGGCGACTTCGTCCGTGAGCTGGCCGCTGTTATCGGCGTAAATGCTAACGGCCACAATATCCGGGAAATTCTGTCGGCTATTATCGCCCGTATTATTCAGATGGATAGCCCTTTGTTGATTTTCGATGAAGGCGACAAACTGAACGACCTGGTATTTCACTACTTCATTACCATATACAACCAACTGAAAGACAAAGCGGGTATTATCTTCCTTTCTACTTCCTACATTGAAAAGCGCATGGAAAGCGGCCTGAAGCATAATAAAAAAGGCTATCAGGAAATAAACAGCCGTATAGGTCGCAAGTTCTACAAAATATCAAAGAACACGGCAAACGACGTGTATGCGGTATGTGTAGCGAACGGCATCAAAGAAGACAAGGCGCTGGAAAATATCATCCAGGACGCCGCCAGCTATGAAAATGACATGCGCCGTGTGACTAAAAAAATAAAGATTGAAAAGAAACGCCGGGCGGCATAGTGATAGAACACCGTTTTAAGGCCGTTTAAGCGGTCTTTGAACGGGAAATATACAAAGTAATGAAACAAGCGGAAACAACCCAGGAAACAAAGAAAAAGAAGCTCCAACGGGCGCTATCAGTGTCGGAGATACTGAAAATGAAAAAGAAACTCCTGAAACTGACGGGCGCATGGGCTGACGCTTTCGGAACTCCTGAATTTTACGGTGTTTGGTTCATTTGGGGAAATTCCGGTAACGGTAAAAGTACATTCGTTATGCAGTTGTGTCGTGAACTTTGCAAGTTCGGAAAAGTGCTTTACGTCAGCCTGGAAGAAGGTACCAGCCTGACTTTACAGAATACCCTTCGCCGGGAAAGCATGATAGAAGCCAACAGACGTCTAAAAGTAATCCGGGGCGAGTCTATGGAAGACCTAAGCGAAAGGCTGGAACAGCGTAAAAGTGCGGACTTTGTCATTATAGACAGCTTCCAATATACGCAAATGACCTATAAGGCATATCTGAAGTTCAAGGAACGGCACCCGAATAAGTTACTGATTTTTATTTCCCATGCCGACGGAAAGAACCCTTCAGGGCGTAGCGCTAAAAGTGTCATGTATGACGCCAGCTTAAAAATATGGGTTGAAGGGTACCAGGCATTCAGTAAAGGCCGTTTTTTCGGATCAGTCAAAAAATACACCATTTGGGAAGAAGGCGCCCAGGAATATCTTGGAGAACGAAAAATTTAACAATTAAATAACATCGAATTATGGAAGCATTATCAGCACTACGGAAGGCGTTCAGCCTTAAAAAGAATGAAGAACTGGGAAAAAAGTTCGATCCTATTACGTTGAAGCGGATCACGGAAGCCATGAAGGACTACGCCAACGCAAAGACACGGGAACAAAGGGCTATCTGCCAGGAAGCGTTTGACGAAGTTTACGAAACAAACGACTGCGATCCGCTATTCGTCCGGATGCACGATTTAAGCGAACTGCGAGACTGTGAAAGCCCTGAACTGGATTAAGCCATGAGCAAAAAAAGCGAAATACTGACTATTGAACCCGGTAACTTCTTCGGTAGCATCCATGACGAACGCTATACCAGCACCGGGCACGATTGTAGCTATTGCAACGGTAGGGGCTATTTCACACCGACACAGATCGGATATGACGAATACGAAGATAACCCGTGCCCGGTATGTGGCGGAACTGGCCGCCTGAAAGCCGAAGTCATGATCCACTGGGTACCGGATAGTAAAGAACAAAAAACTAATATGTAAGAATATGGGAAAAGTAACCAATTTCGCCCGGTTCTATGCGCTTTTAAAGCGTATGCCAGGCAACCAGGACGGCCTAAAAGAGCAGCTTGTACTGACCTATACGGGAAACCGTACTTCTTCATTAAAGGAAATAAAACAGAGCGAATACGACGCCATGTGCGCTTCATTACAGGAAACCCTGGACGGCAATGTCGGCGCCGCTGAATTTAAAGCCCGTATCAAAGGCTATCGTTCGAAAGTTTTGCACTGGCTTCAGGTCATAGGGATTGATACGACAGACTGGGATCGGGTGGACGCTTACTGTTTGGACTCACGTATCGCCGGAAAGGTATTTCGTAAACTCACGATCCCGGAACTGGAAGCCCTGGTTCCAAAGCTGAAGGCCATCGCCCGGAAGGCAAAAGAAAAACCGGCACCGGTCAAGAAACAACAACCGGCACCGGCTCCCCAGTCCGACCAGGAAGCGCTGACTATGTTACTGAATTTATCTATTCATTCATTAAACTAAAATATTCAAAAATGAAAAAGCAAGATTTTAAAAAGAAATTTCCTGACGTATGCGTGTATGAACTTGAATTTCCGCAAATATTGTCAAGAAAGGCCATAGAGGACAAAGTTACTCAAATGGTCGAATTCCTTGATACTGGGCTACTGGCTTACGAAGCCGACGGCCGTACAGCAACCGTCTTTATGAGCGATGCGTTTGGCCGTAAACTTCAGACAATGACAAAGGGCGAAACGGTATTAGACGAACAAAGGGGTTTAACGGGTACCATTGTAAGCGAAAAACCGATTATCTGTGGCCTTACCATGTGCGTGCGGGTTGATATTGGCGGTAGTGTTGATTTATACGAATGTACTTACTTTAAATAATATAACCATGAATTTACGAGACCAGGAAAAAGTGATTAAGGCGGGTTTTATAATTGTTCGTTCGGACGACCAGCCCAGCCCCAGGATAAAAGTAAAAGACGGTAAATCGTCCGAGTGGCGAACCCTGAATAAGCCTTTCCCGACAAAGGCCGCCCGTGACCGGGAATTAAATCAGCTTTTAAAGCTGGCTACAGTGATACAAGATTAATATTAAAACTATGGCAACCATAAAAATAACATTAGAAGATAAAGGCCAGGACTTCCTGGAACTGTATGTGTCTGAAGAAGATGAAAAAGTGATCGATGCGCAACCGTTTCAGGGGGCTATATGGAGGGGAGCAATAATTCCCATAAGCGGCAAAAGCCTGTTTGAAGTCGGTAAGCGCTGCCCTATTCATAACCCGCCCCACATTAAGTTCGGTTTTCTTGATTATATAATCGAAAAGATAGAACGAATTGAATACAAGCCTTTGAAGTGTCGCAAATGCCACAAAGAAATAAAAGGCGCTTTTTATAATCCTCCCAGTGGTGCCGTTTGCTGTGAATGTTGGGAAAACAAAACATCCCAAAAAGTAAAGGATAAAGCCCTTTCGGAAGCACTAAATAAAGCGTCTAAATTGGGAAAATTAATTCATTTATGATTATGGCAGAGAAAAAAACAACCTGGGACGAATACTATAAAAGTCGTGTTCGGAACAATGATTATAGAGACGCATTTTGGCTTAAATATGGCCTGTTTATAAAGGAAATAATTTTCAATATAAAGCTATTAGCGCACGATGGGGGGGCGCCTATCATATTGAAAGAAGAAGGCTGCGGCATAGGAACCGTAAGCCTGGCTATTTCTAATATGGAAGAAAAACTGCTCAGCTCTATGGGGCTGACCGGTACTTCAGAAATAAAAGAAGTGTCGAAAGTTATTTTCTCCGATATAGATAACGCCATGTTGGGGTTATGCCATGAAAATACGTGTCCGATTTATTCCGGTGGATATTTGGGTAATGTCCCTTTTTTCTATTGTAGGGAAAACATTTGTGAGCCTAAATTTTTTGAAGCGCCCAGTATGGTAGTAACACACGGCGTTTTAGAACACTTTGCCGACGATGATATACTGAAAATTATTTCTACCTACGACAATGATAACGTATTGTTTCAAGCCCATTATGTCCCCACTGACCGGTATAAAAGCCCTTCCTTTGGTGATGAACGATTACTATCTCCTGAAGCCTGGAACGCTTTAATAAAGCCCGATTATTATATCCTGGACAACAACGAGTGTGATTTATATATGTTTAAATTCAAAAAGTTATGAAAACAGTTTTAAAAGTGGCGGCCGGTGTAGCCGTATGTGTGTGCCTGTTCCTGGGCTATATTAAACAGGAAGCAAAGATAGCTATGTTACAGTCTGACGTGGAATTCCTTCAGTTCATGGACTCCCTGCAAAGTTCACGTATAGACAACCTTCGGGAACATACGTTTACGGCCGACTCTATGATAATGGAAGCTATCAAAACGCAACTTAGTAACTAAGATGGATATGAATAAGAAAATAATAGTAAGCGGCTGCGCAAACTGCCCTTACCTGATTGTATGGAACGATGGTAAGGACAACGGCATAGATAGCGTATCAAGTGGGGAATGCAAACACCCGTCATTTAATAAATTACTTCCAGGAGTACGAATGAGTCCTTCGGTATTCATTTCTTACGATGCGGAAGGTAAAGCGGATGGAACAGCTAAAGCACGTAGTACACCTACATGGTGCCCACTCCCTAACGACAATGAAGAATAATTCAACTCAATGTATAAACCATTTAAAAACAAAAATTATGGATTACGAAAAATTGACAGAAAAAGAAAAGGCCGAACTTCGTGAAAAAATCGAAGCCGAAGACAAAGCAAAAAAGTTGCAGCAACAGCAAGACCGGGAAACGTACAAAACGCTTACCGACAAGTTTGTAACTACCAACATCAAAAAGTTACAGAACCTTAGTAGTCAAATGATGCTGATTAAGCAGGAAGTGTTCAGAGATGCCGACCTGCTTATCGACATGAAAGACGAATTGTTTAAAACGAAGTTAGACCGCCGTAGTAACACTTTTACCACCCAGGACGGCCTTATGTCTATCACTTTGGGAAACCGTATAAATGAAGGCTGGGACGACACTGTAAACGCTGGTATTGAAAAGGTGAAGGAATACCTGGCGTCATTAGCGAAAGACGAAAATTCCGCCGCCCTGGTTGAAACCGTTATGGGGCTGATCGCCAAAGACCGCAAAGGAAACCTGAAGGCAAACAAAGTGCTTGAACTGGAAAAACTGGCTATTAAAACCCAGGATGAAAAATTTCTGGACGGTATCGCTATCATTAAAGCCGCTTACCGCCCGGCGCCTTCCTGCCAGTTTATCGAAGTGACATTGAAGGACGAAAAAGGTAACGACGTAAAACTACCGCTATCACTGGCAGCCATGAAGTAATGGAAGTCGAAAAGTTATTCAATGAGAAACTGGCACCCATTTTGCGGGTGCTGGACTCTTGTCAGACACCGGATCAGCTTAACAGTGCGCTGCGTTGGGGCGAAGAAATTCTCCTGGGCGTAGCGGATCAGGTGGAGAACAGAGGGACAGCCCAGGAACGAAACTTTGCTAAAAGTTATAAATATACTGCATACAGTCAGGTAAAACAGCGGTATGTGGATAAAATGGCAGAAATGACCGATCCTGAAGTTCGTACCGTGATCCGGGACGTAGCGCCACACCTTACCATTTGCCGGAACTGTTCAGGACTGGGTTTTGTGTTCAACCGGGCAGACCGAAGCCGGCCATCCTGTGAATGTAGGTTTTGCAAAGGTAGCGGAAAAGTAAAAGTAAGTAGCCGGGTTGTTACGAAGGTAAGACCGTTTATTCCCGGAAAAGAAGACCGGTTCGACGCTATTACGATGGATTAGTTAAGCATCAGCTTAACGGGGTTAATAAAAGCCTGTAAATTTGAAGTTTACAGGCTTTTTTCTTGCTTTATTTGACGCTAAAACACTACTTTTGTATAGAAAATAAGCCCTATGCCAAAAGGAAGAAGTAAAGAATTAATCAGTCTTAGAGACGAAAAGCTGTTGCGCCGTTACTATTATTGGACGGAAATACAGCGCTTGCGCTTTGACGACGCCCTGAAAGTTCTTTCCAGGGACGAATTCTTTATATCTGAAGAACGTATAATGGCAATCATCCGGAAGAACTGCCGGAAGCTGACCGACATAGTGGTACAGCCAGTCCCGAAAGTTCGTAAGCCCAAAATAACGCCCGCCCAGTTATGCCTGTTCACTGGCGAATAGCCGCACTATTATCGTGGTAGTTGAACCGGAAAGTCGTTTCATAGACTTTCTTTCCGCCCGGTATAGCATAATCGGTACTTTTCACCCTTTTAAGTGATCCCATTTCTTTAGTATTTCGGAAGCCCTGAAGCAACTTGTAAAGGCTGTTATTCATTTGCAGCCGTTCCCTGATCTTGTCTGCCGTCCCTGATGAATAATGCGTGTCGTCGTAGCAATCAATCGCCAGTTTGACGGTAATGTTACAGTCACCTTTCTGTACTCCCATGCCTATATCCGTCCAGTCGGCGTCTATGGTTGAGATAAGGACACAGGGAAAGGTCACCGGATAGGTGTCTTCTTCTGTAACTAACTGGCCGTAGTCTTCATCCACCAGGGAAAGTTCCGGCATTTTCAGCGCTATGCGCTCCTGAATAGCTAAAAATATATCTTCCATTTTCTTATGAATTTAAAATTTTACGTATTTCTTCTTCTGTCTTCCCGGCGATTTTTTCGCTTAGTTCCTTGCTTTCCCCTAAATACTGACGCTGGGGAACCTTCACATTTAACTTTTCCTTTTTCGTCAGTGCTAACCTTTTCCAGTTTAACGCTTCCGCCGGTTCGTCGTTTTTGGCCTTTTTTTTGCCCTCTGTGCCCTTTTTCTGTCCGCCGCCGGCCTGATAATACTTCGCCCAGGCAAACTTCCGCATACGGGGCGTAACGGTCGGGTGAAGGGTGCCGCCCCAATTATGTACAGGCGCATAGATAAGATCGTTTGCCACTTTCACACGATAATCCGCTGGCACGTACTTGACAGAACTGAAAAGGTGGTTTCTGCTTGACAATAGCGTACCGTACTGACTGGCGGCGGAAGTTCCCCCGGCGGAAATTCTTTTCGCTTTCGGCCAGGAACGCAGGCCGTTATTTACAAAACCGCCCTGGCGGAAATTGTTCTGATAATGATCTTTAGCCATGCGCCCAGCAAGAACCGGCATTTTACGTTTCATCAACTCACCCAGTTCTTTGCGTTTGGCCTTTATCAGTGCTGAAAATTCTTTTAACTCCATTTCTTCATTGTGTTTAAAAAAAATATATTACCTTTGCGAAAATAGCTTTTTATGAATATACCGGAACAAGTAAAGAACGCCGCCGGAAGCCTTGTAGATATGTACGGGCTTTCCTTTGATTATCTTGGTAAATACCAGGATAAGGACGCTTTTCAATTCCGTTTCCCGGATGATACCGACACCGGCTTTCCTTTTGTCTTTTTATTCGACGGTGCCAGTGTTACAGAGGTGACCGGCTTTGATGCCCTCGACATCATCGGGCTATTTGTCGAAGATTTCGATATAGTCGATGTTGAATAGTTTATCATCTATCCGCATTATCCCCCGGCAGTTATGCACATTTGCCGCACCATATTTCCCTAAGTAATCCAGGTTGTGACTTTCCCTTCCCGAACCTTTGGAGTTATCCAACTGGGGTTCTATGTATCTCAATTCTCCATTTGCGAACCTTTGTAAGATAGTGGCATGGCCGCCCCCGCCTTTCCAGCCGATACTTAATTCGTAAATACCTTCTTCCTTGCACGTTTCATCGAAGAACTGCAAATAACGTTTTTGTGTCATTTGCTTATATCCTTTTGCCGCCAGCCAGTCGTTGATGGTGGTGTGTTTCGCCGGTGTCCCGTCGATGTTTCTCCAGGCTTCCCATACATTCATCCCCCTGCTTAAATATTCAAGTTTCGATCCGCGAGTATTGGACTTTGCCGTAACGTCAAACCCCTGGCAGCGTAACATATAAGCCGGTGCGCAAGTTTGGCAATTAATGGCGTAGCCTCTTTCTTTCCCATGATTCGGGTTTGCATGTTGTTTGTCCGCTTCTTCCACGTTCATAGGCTTACCTTTGGTAATCTTGAGAGCCTTTTCCAGTTCAATGTTATGCCTGGCAATAGCCATTTTTGTTTCGTATGTGAGGTTACCCGGCATTTCAGCGATCATCCCTTCGATACGTTTCATCAGCTTATCGACCGCCTTCTTTGCTCCGGGGTGTGCCTCCTGAATGTAAGGATGCGTGTCCCCGAAAAGTTTAGCGTCTTTCCCCGGATTGTTATCCAGCCCCGGTTCCGGCTTATTCTCCGGTGCATATTCCGGTACCGGTGTCGGTTCTTCGTCGGTGGAAGTAAGCGGACATTTACAATTCCACCGATCCCCCGGACGGTGTACATTCCAAAACGGATCGTCAATGGGGCGGATAGTTCCCCAGAATATCTTATGATCCGCACCTGGGTGTACACTGGTCGACATTCCCCATTTTAGGTTTGGCAGGAACTCTTTTTCCCGTTCAAACTGCCGCCAGTCCGCCGCCTGATGCGCACGTATGACAGCCGTGTCATATTCGGTACGCAACCAATGGCGCACCTGATGGTCTGCAATAGGGCTGACTTCCTTCAACCACTGTTCAAACGGCTTTAAATTACCGTTTTTATCCAGTAAAAGCGCTGCCATGTCGTTTTGTGCCCGATGTACTTTAAATGCCGAAAATACCGCATTGTTTTTGCGTATCTCCTGATAAAAGTCATAATCCGGATCATTCGGTGTACGTTCCCGAAAGCCTTTATCGGCGGCTTTATTCATAGTCTCCCAGGTGGCGTTAAAAAGGTTTTCCTCAATATCGGTCATCGGGTGAAAATCTTTATCGTAGATATTCTTCAGGGCTTTCTTCAGGACTTCGTCGTCAAAGTTGAAAACACTTTCTACCGGTTTATTCTGTCGGGCATTCCGGTAAAGGTTGTTCATTAAAACTTTAAAACTGCCCCCTTGCCTTTTTCGGGGGCGTCCGGAAAAAAACCGGAAAGGCCGGAAAAGAAGTTTTTCCAAAACTTATCCTTTTTCTTGTCGACTTTTTCTTCCGGGCTGTCGTCTTTATCCGTTTCCTTGTCTTCTTCCTCTGTACCGTCTTCAGGTTCTTTCTTTTCTTCAGGTTTAACAGGATCGGGCGTTAAAGCGGCCTTCGCTTTCTTCAGTTCCTCGTAGTTCTTCGGCTTCTCAATGCCATACGTTTCATATAGATAGTCGTCGGAAATAGGCAGCCCCATGTTTTTAAGCTGCATATCAATCTGCACACGTGCCGACAGGTCTTTATTTTGGGGTACCACGAACGAGAATTCACCGCCGGCCGTATTCATGCCTAAGTTGGTGAATATGTCCGTCAGTTCATAATTCAGAACGTCCAGGATCATCTTTTGGTCTGCCCGTTCGATTTTATCTTCCACGCTCTGATGGACGGTACCCAAAGCCTGGGTGCCCGTGTCGCCGGCTTCAGTCGTCAGGGTGTTACCCAGTTCCAGCTTACTAAGTTCGTCGTTACAATATTGTACGAAGGATTTATAAAGGTCGCTACTGGCGGACTTACTACCGGCGTCGTGTATCTTTATTTCCGTACCTTTTGGGTGTACAATTACCGCCGATCCCCCCATGTTAAACAGGTCGTCTGTCATTTTGGTACGTGAGTCTTCGTCCCAGCCGTCATATATGCCTTCTTTCAGTGGATGCCCGTATAACTCTATGAATTGCGCCCAGTCCGCCGTTGCATTGCGCTTGTAAATAACATACAGGGCAGCCTTCGCTAAAATACCCAGGTCACGGGGATTGCCGATAGTAACCAGGTCGGCGTATTCGTCGAAGCTGTCGCCGGTTATATCCGACTGCCGGCGTAATATGATCCGCTTAATAGGGTTTACGTGTTTCCTGGGGATCAGGTCATAACCCAGCCATTCCCCGTTCCTGAAGAACTGGAAGGTAGAAGTTCCCCACTGAACGGTATCTGCCAGGTCTGAAAGGAAACTACGGAACCAGGGCGAACGGAGTTGTACGCCGATTTCTTCGTCCACCTTGCCGTTACGCTTGAATTCTATCGGTGTGTTCAGGATGGGCGACTTCCTTTTCTGTATGACGGCTGAAAGATGCCCGTCCGTTAGAATGTCTTCGTAAATATCATATAGTTTCGACCAGCAAGGGAAGTCCACATTTTCAGCCGCTTTTAAGGCTGTCATATAGTCGCCTATATCAATGTTTCCCCGGCGGGTTTGGGTTAGTATGATCGTTTTTGTTCCGGTTCTGTCCGGCTGCCGTCCCACGTTCCCGGTAACGGCTATTTTATTGTATTTCTTTTTCTTTGCCATGATTAAAAATGATTTCGACGTTTCTTATTACTACGCATTTGATAAGGTGAACTGGCGGTCGCTTCTTCCGGTGACTTCTGTACCGGCGGCAACCCGTCTACGGAAATGTCGCCCCGGCGTACAGCCTTCAGCCATTCGACCGCACGTTCATACCGGTCTTTTCGCATTTGCGACAATTTCGTAGGGTTGTGAATACAAAACAGGTGATAGACCGCCATGTCTGTCAGCATCATAAGTACAAGCTGGTTCCTCTCTTTGCCGGTGGCGGAAAACACAGCATCACAGTCGTAGCGCCCGGAAAGGTAACAACGCATTTCACTGATAGCCCTATCGGTGCAAATTTCGACTACCGCATCATCCTGGCGTGTAACAGCTTCCAGTATATCCCGGTGAACGGTGGCGTCGAAGTCTTCTTTTGAAATAAATCTTCCCATATATTCTTTGTATTAAAGTGATAACTATCTTCTGTATTTATTGAATTTCCGCATGGACTTTGCCGGTATGACCGTCGCCGGCGTAAGTTCCTGCAACTTGTTTTCAATGACACGCTTTGCGCCTTCGATGCAGTCGATACCATCGGCCGGGTAGTTTAAAGCCATGTCGAAATATTGGAACTCGTTGTTTAATTCGGCCATGTTCGGTTCTTCCTTTTCGTCTATATTCATAATCAGGCGGCCTTCCCTATCCATCGGTTCCAGGTTGGCTTCAATACGGACGGCCTTGTCGGTCTTTTTTTCTTCGTCCGGGGTGATTGTCAGGTTTATGCCTGTCTTTTCCCGTTGTGCCTTCAAACGGGGTTTAAAGACCTGCTGAAAAAATGGATCTTGCATAGAGTTATTTTCTATGTAGTGGTACACCGGGCACCGGTTACCCACCCATTTATGAAGCACAAAGTAAAAGTTGATAAAATCAGCATTTGTCCCTTTGAATATAAACCCTTTGATAATGTACAGCACGTCGTCAATCTCGCCACACAACCATACAGCCTTCCGGGAACCCTTCTTGTTTTTCGCCCTCCCTTTCTGTTCCGACTGGGTGGGATCACCATACACGACCAGGAACCGGAACTTCTTCAGGGAAGGAATTTTCCCGAACGTCCGGTTTTTGAATACCTTCCCTTCAGATACCGGGTTATTGAAATATTCGCCCTGCTGGGCTTTCATGCTGATTTTTGACAGAATACGGTCGATCATTTCTTCCGTGTTCTTTTGCGGCCAGGTAGACTTCCCTTTGTCGTCCCTGATATTGATAATGTCCCAGTGGTCTGCCATTTTGCCGGCACGGGTGATACAACAGTCTTTTGCGATAATATTACCGCACCAAAGTATAAGCGTGGGTTCGCTGATGGAACGTGTAGGATAAAGCGCATTTTCAAACCAGTTCCAGTTCTTTTCTATGGTGTCCGGATTGTTACAGGCTTCGTCGGTATCGAAGTCGTCCATGACTTCAATGTCCGGACGTATTTCTTCGTTACGGCTACCACGGGGGGACATACCGGCACCCAGCGCACGGAAAGCGGCACCGTCCTTTGTTATGAATTCCCTGGCCGTCCAGTTACCCAGGTTCACCTGATCGCCGTAGTACGCCTTTATTCTTTGGTTTGCTTCCAGGTTGGCCTTATAAGGTGCCAGCAAGCGTTCGGCATTGTCTACGCTATTACTTGCCAGTACGACGTTCCTTTTCTTTTTGGTGAGTGTCAGGAACATAATAATAAACATGCAGACGGTACTTTTCGCCAGCTCACGGCTCCATGATAAAACCTCGTACCATTCAGGGTTCCCTATAATGCGGTTGATCGCCTTTACATGGAAGGGGGCAAATTCATACTTTGCATACTTCGGGAAAAAGAACTTTATCCATTCGACCGGGTGCGCTTCCAAATAAAGCCGGTGTTTCTCAATATCAGCCGGCGACATGGTAGGATCGACTTCGGTGGAACAGTATATACTTTGCTTGTATTCTTCCCAATCCCTGATGGCGTCTCTTTCTTCCTGCTTCATGGCCTACTGCTTTATGCTTGATTTCACGAACAGGTCATACATACGTGTGACGTCCTTTGCCAATTCCAAGTTTACCGGCCGCAAGAATTCAATAAAACGCATCCCTACGCTTATAATGTCGGCTATCCCGGTATCGGTTTCCATTTTCTTAATGGCCGCCGCCAGTTTTACCAGAGCGTCTGCTTCCTTTGAAGTGGCGTATCTTTCCCCTTCCTTCCGTCCGTCTATGTTCCGGTTGATCTCCGCTACCTGGCGGTACAGGTTACCGATTACGCTTTCCCTTGTAAGCGTGATCCCGGTCTTTTGCTGTTCCCACATTTCGGCCTTGATCCACTTGTTTACAGTGATCCGGCTTACCCCGACCTTATCCGCTATTTCCTGTTGTGTCAGGTTCTCCTTCAGGTAGAGCATACCCGCCCATTCCTTCTTTTGTTTATTCGTTAAATCTGCCATATTGCCTTTATTTATATGTGCAAAATTGTCATATAAAAGGCTTAAAAAAAAACTGCGGGCGCATCATGCAACTTTATAGTTATATCATTCACTTATAAAGTTTTATCATGCGCCCACGATTTGCAAAACGATAAAAGTTAGCTCAATTTTGCGGAGTAATCAGGCGGGAAATTCGCCAAAAATGAACCTATAAACGTTTTGCAAATGGATAGATTTTTTAATATGATACCCGGCCAGTCAGCCGCCTGTATATTACTGTACGGGGACATAGGAGACTACGACAAAGTTCGTAGCGGGGACGTCACCAGGGAACTGCTGGAAATGGAAGCCAGCTACTCCAATATAGACGCCCGTATCAACAGCAACGGCGGCGACGTGTACGCCGGTATTGCCATCTTCAACGCTTTTCGTAACAGCAAAGCCAACATTACTATTTATATCGACGGCATTGCCGCCAGCATGGCTTCCGTTATCGCCTTGTGTGGGAAGCCTGTCTACATGAGCCGTTTTTCCCGCCTGATGCTTCACAGCATCCAGGGCGGGGCATACGGTAACAAGGCCGAACTGGAAGAAGTGATCCGTAACATTGACTCACTGGAAAACACCCTGGCCGAAATGCTTGCCGGCCGTCTTAAAAAAACGGTTGATGAAATAAAGGCTACTTACTTCGACGGGAAGGATCACTGGCTGACCGCCCAGCAAGCCCTTGACGCCGGTCTTATTGACGGCCTGTATGACATAGAAGAAAGCGTCCCGGAAGACTCAACGCCCGACGACGTGTACACTATATTCAATAACCGACTGAAAACCCAGTCACAAACAGAAAATCAAATGAATTTAGAAGAACTAAGAAAGCGTCCGGCGTTCAAAGACTGCACGACGGATGAAGACGTGCTTCGCCAAATTACCCATTTGGAAACCGAAGCCGGAAAAGTGACCGGTCTTACGACCGAAGTAACAACCCTGAAGAAAGACCTGAAAATCTTCCAGGACAAAGCCGCCGCCGATGCTGAAGCGGAAATCGACGGCCTGGTACAGACAGCCTTTGATGAAGGCCGTATCACCGAACCGCAAAAGGCTACTTATAAAGCGCTCCTGAAGGCTGACCGTGAAAACGGCGAAGCCGCCCTCAAAGCATTACCGGCAAAGCGTCGTGTAATGAATAACCTTCATAAGCCTGCCGCCGGTGGAACCGGTGCCTGGGATGAAGAAATGACAAACATCCGTAAGAAAAACGGATATACCGTGTAACCATTAAAAACGAGAAAACAATATGGCAATTAATCTTATTAACAGTAATTACGACGGTGAAGTATTAGAAAAAATCCTCACCAAAGCCGCCACCGGTAACGAACTTGTGCAGAAAGGTCTGATCCACATCGAACCGAATATCACGAAGAAGTTTTCTATCCCCCGCATGAAAACGGGAAAGATGCTTCAGAAGCGTAAAGAAATGCCGAAACAGTCCGACGCAAAGGGAACTTTCAACTACGACGAAAAGGCACTGGTTCCCCAGGAATTTATGGCGTTTACCACCTTCAACCCCCGCACCTTTGAAAAGATTTGGCGTCCCTTCCAGCCGAAGGGTAACCTGGTCTTTGCTGAACTGCCGCCTGAAGGTCAGAACCTGCTGCTTTCAGAAATGGCAAAAGTCGTGAACTTTGAACTGGGCTTCCATTTCATTAACGGTATTTATGTCAATGACATTAACGACGACGACCACCTGTTCGACGGCGTGCTTACCCGTGTATTCTCCGATCCTGACGTTATCCGTGTAAAGACAGCCGAAGCAAGCATGATTAAGCGGATGGTAGCCATTCGCCAGGCTACGCCCGAAGTATTGCGTAACAACCCGAATTTTAAGTACGTGATGAGCGTGAACGACGCCGACCAGTACGACAACGAACTGACCGCCCAAACTGCCAAAGGTGCGAACTGGACGGATCAGAACGCCCAGCGGTTCAAGAATACTACTATCATCCCGTTGGCGCAATGGCCGGACGGCGTTATCATGGGTACTATTGCCACTATGGATTTAGACACAAACCTTTGGGGCTGTGTGAACCTGGTGGATGATATGGAAGTGATCCAAATTGACAAGCTGGAAAATGCCGGCGAACTTTACTTCTTCAAAATGCTAATGATGGCCGACACGAATACCGCTTTCGGTGAAGAAGTTGTCCTGTTAGATACCCGTACCACTGCAAAAGCCAAACTGGTAGGCACTACGGTTACAATTTCCGCTTATTCTTCAGTCATTGAAGCAACGCCCACCGCTGACGCTTCCTGGAATATTGTCGGGGATGATGAAGCCATGCTGGGCGCACGCCTGAAGGTGGCAAACAAGTCAGCCGATAAAACGATCACTATTGCCGACGTGATGATCGCCGGCGGTAAAACCGTCGACCTTTATTTCAACGGTAAGAAATGGTTCAGTACAGACCCGGACGCCGGAAGCGTAGCTGAACAGGCGGCTATCCAACATATCGACGAAGAAGACGGAAACTGATATGAGCCGGGGACTTAGAAATAATAATCCGGGCAATATTAGGAAAAGCCCGACTGTGTGGCAAGGGGAGAAAACCCCTTCCACCGATCCGGCCTTCAAACAGTTTACCAGTATGGCCTACGGTTACCGTGCCATGTTGAAACTACTGCAAAATTATTCCCGGCTGAACGGCTGTAAAACGATCCGTCAAATGATAAACCGCTGGGCACCCCCTTCGGAGAACAACACCGACAACTATATCCGGGCAGTTTGCGCCGGTTCCGGTGTTCAACCCGATCAGGTGGTAGACGTGAATAACCGAAGTGTCATGTGCAGGATAGCCGCCGCCATGAGTCGGGTAGAGAACGGAATTCCGGCCGACATGGTAGACGTGAACAGGGGTTGGGATTTACTCACTAAATAATGAAAGGAAAGAACATGTACACATGGTTTGACCTGCTTGTAACTTTAATTTCTTCCGGGGTGCTTTTTTCGCTGGGCACCTGGTTTGTAAACCGGAAGGTAACTAATACCAGGCAGAAAAAAGAAATCTTTGATTACTACAAGTCCATCAGCGAGGACTTACAAACAACATTAGAAAAATTACAGGATGAAAACAGAAAATTATATCGTGTCATTTCCCGGCTGGAAAGGGCTATGTCAATGGTTAGCACTTGCAAGCATTATGCTGATTGCCCTGTCCGTTACGAGTTGCGGAAGTACGAAGAAAATGACCGAAAGCGCCAGGGCGGTCACAGACAGCGTCCTACTGAAAGAAGTCCGACAGGTGATAAACATACCGATACCGCTGTCGACGGTGGAACTGAAGATACCTACACAGAGCCTCCATAGCTTACCGCCCGGCGCTTCCTTCAGTGAGAAGAAAGGCCAGGCGGGCGTAAAAGTGGAAGCCGTAGGCGACACGGTTTACGTGTCGGCCACCTGTGACAGTCTTCAGGTACAGTGCGAGCGCTACGAAAAGGAGCTTACCCGCATACGTAACGACACCGACAGACAGGTCACGGAGATAAAGAAAAACACCTTTCAAACAGTGTTCAAATGGTGTTCAATCGGTTTTACAGCCGGGGTTATTTTGACACTGATAGTAATAATCATTTTTAAAAGAAAGAACTTATAATGGAAAGAGACGAACAAAATTTAATGTATGGCCTGGACGAATTCAAGTTCAATAAAAAGTCCCTGGGCTTTATTGAGGAAGACTCCTTCGACTGGGGCGGTCAGGAAGGCGAAACAACCGAAATCCGTGCCGCACAGAAAAAAGGCTATCCGGTGAAAATTATCCCGAAATCAAACGGTACAATCAAACCGGCTTTTGACCTGATCCAGTTAAGCCCTGAAAACCTGATGGCGACAATGGGCGGCGCCCTGAAGAAGACCGGCGAAGCCGTTACCGGGTGGACTGCACCCTCTAAATTAGTCCAGGTAACCGGCGAAGCTGTTATTGACACAGACAGCGGCCAGCGTATCACGATCCCGAACTGTTTGCTGTCTGCTTACATAGGCGGTAACCTGAACCTGACTTCCGTTTCCAAAATCAAGTGTAAACTAAGTATTGCGGAACCGGCCGACGGCAGCGCCCCCTTCACTATTGATGATATACCAGCCGACGCCGGGGTGTAAAGTTGTAACCTATGAATGTAGAACTGGAAGCGGCGGAAGCCCTGCTGGATATAGGCGTTTCCCTGCCGTTTAAAGCAATCAGGGTACCCTTTACCAGTAAGCGCCTTACGCTACGCATGACAATGAAACGGCCGTGCCTGGGTAATCAGATAAGGATTGCCCGGCACTACCTGAAGATCGGCTTCACCTACGAAGAAATGAAAGCCTTCAACAAACATGAGGAAATGGTTTTTCTGGCGAAACATGGCAAGCGGATCAGTAAAATGATAGCCCTAACCATTTGCCGGGGCGCCTTTTCCGGTTGGTTCCTTTCGCCCTTCATGGCCTGGTTTATCCGTTGGTTTGTTCCGGACGCTTTTGTTCAGGGTGCCAACCTTCGTTTTATCACCTTATTAGGGACAAAGGATTTTATGAATATTATCAGATCGAGCGAAATAGCGAACCCGCTACGTCCAAGACTGAGCCAAAAAGAAAAAAAGGGGAGTTAAACAGCCGGGTAGTCGGCAGCCATAGCCCCTTCGGTGTAATATGGCAGATCGCCACCGCTACGGGGTGGAACCTGCACTATATCATGTGGAAAGTAAATTATCAAACATTGATTATGATGTCGGCCGACGCTGTTCGCTACGTCACCGGCAAAGAAAAAGAACCAAAGAAAAAAGGCCGGGGTAGCGGTGCCCTGGGGTATTTCCAATCAAAATTAAAGTAATATGAAACCTGTTGAGATTGAATTTCTGATGCGTGACAAATTATCTGACGGCTTGAATAAAGCCGGCCAGGCCGCCACGTCTTTAGGTGACAAGGTTACCCAGTCGGCCGACCAGGTAAAGGCGAAGATTACCGAACAGAAGGCTGTTATCAAACAGGTGGAAAATGACTTAAAAGACCTTGAAAAGCAATACGCCAAACTGGCACCGGGTGCCGCCCAGGCGGAAATGAAAGCCGAAATAATCGCCTGTAAGAAAGTCCTGGACGAAGAAAAAGCCGCCCTGATAGGTGTTGAAAAGGAGTACGAACAAACCCGTACTACCGGGAAGCGTCTTTCTATGCAGCTTCGGGAAATGCAGGATGCTATGGCAAAAATGCGCCTGGAAGGAAAAGAGACCAGCCCGGAATACCGGAAGCTGGCCGCTGAAGCTGCCAACCTTTCCGATACTATCGGCGACCTTCGTACACAAACTAATATCCTGGCACATGACGACGCCGGGCTTCAGGGTGTTATGTCGGGCGTTTCAGGCCTGGCCGGTGGCTTCACCGTCGCTACCGGCGTTATAGGTGTCTTCGCTTCAGAAAACGAAGACCTGATAAAGATACAGACGAAAGTACAGTCCGTTATGGCTATTACGATGGGCTTGCAGCAAGTAATGAACGCCCTGAATAAAGACTCCGCTTTCCGCCTTGTAACCGTTGCCAGGGCAAAAGATATGCTTACCGCCGCCAACGTCCGGCTGGCTACCGCCCTGGGAATTTCCAATGCCGCCGCCACTGCCTTAATGGCTACGTTGACATTGGGGCTTTCCCTGGTTGTTACGGGGCTTGTTATCGCCTGGAATAAATATTCGGACGCACAGGAAAAAGCGGCTAAAAAAGCGGCCGAAATGGTCGATATAGAAAAGAACGGCCGGGCTGAAATGATAAAAGCCCGTGTCGAAATAGATAATACCAAACGTTCCCTGAAGGACTTCACCGGGACGAAGGAACAGGAGAAAAGCAAGGTTGAGGAACTAAACAGGAAATACGGCGAAACCTTCGGCTATTACAAAACCATTGCTGAATGGTACGACGTTCTTCAGGAAAAGGGGGAAGACTACATTCAAATGCTTTTCCTTCAGGCCAAAGCCCAAAGTTTGGTAAATAAAGCCGTTGAAGCTGACGAAAAAGTAAACCAGGCCGAAGCAACCCCTGAATCAGAGTATGACACCTGGTGGGGTTATGGTGGTAAGGTTGACCGTTTCTTTTCTTCCAATCAGGGGTATAAAAATAGTAATAACGGCAAATGGAAAAAAGAAGAAGCGGTCAAAGCGGCCAAAGAAGAAAAACAGGCTTACCTGGACGAAGCGGCCAAACTTCAGGACGAACTGATCGCATTAAAGTCGAAAAAGAAACTGGGCGGTTACGTCCCTGATCCCAAAGACCCGAAAGAAAAACCGACTAACAACCTGGCGGAACTGGAAGCCAAAGCCCGTCTGAAAATAGAGGAACAAAACCTGGCTTTAAGACAAGAAGGTTACGACAAACAACGTGCCCAGGCAAAGCTGGAATTCGAGAAGGAAAAAGACCGGATCGAAAAAGAAGAAAAAGACCGGTTGGCGCTGTATGAAAAATTGAAGAAGGCCGGCGTAAAGGTTGCCCCGGAACAAAAACAGGAAATATCCTACCAGGCCGGCGTTCAAAAGGTGAAAGCCGCCCAACTGTATGACAAGCAACTGGAAGAACTGAATAAAAAGGAAGTGAAGGAACGCCAGGACAACCTGAAGAAGTTACTGGAACCTTACCGGAACTTCGCCCAGCAACGCCTGGATATAGAGAAAAAAGCCCAGGACGACATTGCCAAACTTCAGGAACAAACGTCTGCCGGCCGTCTTAAAAAGATAGGTGACGAAATGGTCGCCGCCTTCGGTTCCGGTAACGTCGATCTGCTTGCCCGTCCTCAAATCGACGCCGCCAAATTAGCGGCCGCCGGTTGGAAGGATGCAGGCGAAGGCATTGCAACCGTGTTCAGTAGCCAGTTCGGTATTCAGGACGCCAGCGGAAAAGAAACTGAAATCCTGGTTACCCCTATTCTTCCGGACGGAACCGTTCTTTCGGAACAGGAACTTCAGGATTATGTAGATAATGTCCTGAACGGTGCGGAAGATTTGCTGGCCGCTGATACAAAGGGTATCGTTATCAGTGTAGGCGTCGATGCCGACGGATCAGCCGGCGAACTGTTACACGAATTTCAGGAAAAATACTACGACCTGAAGAACAACACGGCGGATAATGCCGACGCTGACGGGCAAATACAGGAAGCAATCGTTCAGGCCGAACAGGTAAAGAACGACAACCTGGCCGAACTTGACCGGGTGTACGCTGAAAAAGACGTTTACTTCCAAGCGCTTATGTCGCAAATTAGCAGCATGAGCCTGAACCAATTATACGACACGCTGGATAAGGCGGAAAAGGCGCTTGCAGAAAGCGAGAAAACCAATGGTAAGGACTCCAAAGATACAGCCGTCGCCCGTGCCAAAGTGGCCGCCCTGAAGGATGAAATCAAATACGTAAAGGCTGAAAATGAAACCAAAGCCCCGGACGACGCCAAAAAGTGGAAAAAGAACTCCACTGCCATAAAGCGCTGCAAAGCCGAAATCGACGGCATGATTAACAGTATGGACTTCCTGGATGACAGCACGAAGGAAGCCCTTCAGGCGGCAAGTAATATCGCCGGCGGTGCAATTGCCATGATAGACGGTATTAAGGCGCTGGGCGTAGGTGCCGCCGAAAGTATATCGGCCGTAGAAAAAGCGTCCGTTATCCTGGCTATCGTTGGCGCCGCCATTCAAGTAATGACCGCCATTTTCAGCATGGGCGCTGCCGCTGAAAAACGTCACCAGGAAGCCCTGGCCGAAGTCGCCGCTAATAAACTGGCAATGCAGCGGGAATATAACCTTCTTCTGCTTCAGCAAAATTTGCTGATGAAGGAGGCAGAAAACATCTTCGGGGAACAGAGCATCGCCAAAGCGGCCAGGGCGGTACAGGTGTACCGGGATGCCATACAGGCATATAAGGACGAACTGAAAGGCGATGCCCCTGCAATGAAGTTAAGCCCCTTCAACCTGAAGGGCAGCCTGGACGAATTCAACAAGCAAAAGGCGGCCTATGAACAGGGAATACGGGGACTTTATAACGTCACCGTTAAGACCGGCCACAAGAAAACCGGTTTATTCGGTTGGGGTAAAGGAAAAGATATTTATACGGGCGTATTGCAAGTATATCCTGACCTGATCGACGGGGAAAACCGGCTGAACATGGAACGTGCGAAGTCTATTATCAACACGCAAACCATGTCGGACGAAAACAAGGCTTTGCTGCAAAGCCTGATTGATTTACAGGAACAGGCCGACGAAGCCCAGCAAGCCCTTCGGGACTACCTTACCGACACGTTCGGAAGCCTGGGCGACGGAATGATGGATAGCATTGTAAACGCTATTCAGACCGGTAGCGACGCCTGGACGGACTTCGGCGACAAAGGTGCTGAAGTATTGGAAAATTTAGGGCGGCAGATAGCGTACAGCCTTTTCTTCGCCGGCAAGTTTGACAAACTGCAAAAACAGTTGGAGGAAGCCTACGGAAGTGGAAAGTCTGAAGAACAGATCGCAAAGGATGCTATGAACATCATGGGCGACTTTTACGCCGGTGTCGGTAAGGATATGGATCAGGCACAGGACTTCATGGAAAACTGGAAAGCGGAAGCCGCAAAACGTGGCTTTAACCTTTGGAAGAACGAAGACGGCGAGCAACAAAGCGGAAAGTCGGGTACCTTTCAGACTATGGATCAGGAAACCGGCACCGAACTGAAAGGGCTGTTTACTTCCGTTCAGCAACACGACGCCAATATCGACGACAACGTTCAGTACGTTGCCGACGAACTGCACCAGTCAACGGATTATTTACGTGAAATAGCCGAAAATACAAGCGGATGCAATGATAAACTAAAAGCTATCGCCACGGATATAGAAACAATCCGCCGGGATGGCCTTAAAACACAATAATATGGATATACTGGAAGGACTTTTATATATCAATGACGACGACGTCTATAAGACTTGCGGCGCTTTTTTGACTGAAGACAAGGCTGGTGATAACACGAATTACGCCGCCCTGCTTACACCCCCGAAGATGAAAGCCTACACGTCCGTTTCATTCCGGGAACAGGACGGGGAAAAGCTACCGGAAAAACTAACCCCGGCCTTTGAAGCCAGGGACGTAACCCTTCAGTTCGCCATTACCGGGAACGGGAAAGCCGACTTTATCAAAAACTACCAGGCTTTCCTGGGCTTATTGAAATCGGGCTGGCTGAATGTCCGCCTGCCGGAACTGGGTAAAACGTACCGCATGTATTACAAAGAAAGTACAGGTTACGACCAGCTTACGCCGCTGGACGGTACGACGGTCGCCGGCAAGATAAAAGTAAAATTCAGGGAACCCGTTCCCACCCTTTAAAGAGTATTCAAACACTATTCAAATATCGTTCAAATGGAAATAAACATCTATAAACAAAACGGAACTATCCGGGCGACCGTGTCACCGGCCGATAGTGCTGCTACGAATGAAGAACTGATGTCGGACACCGTCCTGACACTTTCCTTCACGCACTACGAATATATCCGTTTGAAGGTGAACGATTACGTGGACTTCCTGGGGAAACGTTACTGGCTGCTGAAGAACTACCGGCCGGTTAAAAAGTCCTCTATTGAATACCAATACGATGTTAAATTCTACGGCATTGAGTCGAAGCTAAAAAAATCCCTTGTCCTAAAAATGGTCGACGGTGACAACTCTACCGCCTTTTCCCTGAATGACAGTCCGGCGCAACATTTACAGTTATTCGTGGATAACATGAACCGTATAACCGGTTCCGATGTGTGGGCTATCGGCCAGGTTGTCGATAGCGAAAACGTGAACATAGAATATGACTGCGTTTCATGCTTCGACGGCCTGGGGAAACTTGCCGAAGCCGCAAAGACCGAATGGTGGGTGGAAGGTTATACGCTGAACCTATGCCGCTGCGAGCATGGCGACATGTTGGAACTGGGCTACGGTAAAGGTTTATTGAACGTAAGCAAAGACAGTAACGATAACGCCCCGTTCTTTACCCGGCTTTATCCGATTGGCAGTACCCGCAATATAGACCCGAAGGTGTACGGCAGTAGCCGCCTGCACCTTCCCGGCGGTGCGCAATACGTTGAACAGAATACCGACCTGGGTATCGTTGAATATTCCGAAGAAACGGCCTTCAGCGGTATATATCCCCGCCGTGTCGGCCAGGTTGGTGTGGTTCGCCATGAACCCCGGACTATCGAAGGCGAAGAACGGGAAATTTACTACTTTACTGATCCGGAACTACCTTTCAATCCGGACGACTACCAGATAGCCGGCAAAGTTCTGATGGTGAAGTTCCAGTCCGGAGAACTGAACGGCCAGGACTTTGAGGTAAACTGGCACGCTGACACGAAAGAGTTTGAGATCATCAATCAATACCCGTATGAAAACCAGCAATTACCTGGCGGTAAGCTGATCCCGCACACCGGTAACGACTACGTGCTTTATAACTTGCGTATGCCGGAAGAATACTACGGGCTTGCCGAAAAGGAACTGGCCGACGCCGTTGCTAAATTTCTGAAAACGTACAGCATCGATACGGCTGTCTACAAGGCACCGACCGACTATATTTATTTCCTGGAAAAAGAAATAAACCTGAAGTTGGGGCGCCGTGTCCGTTTGTATAGCGAATATTTCGACAGCGGGTACCAGGACAGCCGTGTCGTATCGATCAGCCGCAAAGTGAACAACCACACGGAAATGAATATAGGGTGTTCCCTGGCCGTCAGCAGCACGAAACTTTCCAAAATGGAAAACAACATTACCGAAATACAGGCAGCCTTTAAGGAACAACTGAATAAGGACGTGCTTCAGGTGTTGAAGTCCTGGGACAGCGCCGATCCTTCGGAATATAACGTATTTTCCGCCCGTCGTTCCATGCGTGAATTTTTGCTGAAGAACCAGCCGGACGAAGCAAAGGCTTATATAAACTTCATGCGTGGCCTGGGCGTCTGCGGGAAGTTGTTTAATGACATTCTGCGTGTCGGTGACAAACTGGAAGCCAGCAATCAAAGCGTTTATTCTTCCTTGCGTACAGACAAGGAAATCGAAAAGGCTATCGAAGAACTGGGCGACAAATATTTAAGGAAAGACATAGAAGATACGGCCAGGGAATTGATCCACTTCCTAAAGGGTATCGACGTGAAGGGTGCCGGCGTGTTCCATGACAGCGTGAATTCCCCGGACTTCCTTTCCGGGTTCCTGAATGGTAAGGGCTGGGCTATCCTGATCCGGGAAGTGATGAACGTAGCCGGCGCAAAGGAAAAGAAGTCCTACGCCGAATTCGACGAAGTTACGATCCGGGGGGCGCTGCGTGTCTTTGAAATGATAATAAACCAACTGAAGGGCGAAGGTGATAATAGTGTTTTTTCGGGTATGATGAAAGTTGATCACGTCGACCTGGAGAACAAAAAGATATATTTTGATACCGGGGGCGGTCTTCTTTATAACCCGTTTTGGGTTGATGACTGCCTGGAATGTCAGCGTTACGGCGGCCGCCCTTCCGCCGGTAACGATTACAACGTTACGAAACATTATGAACTGGTTGTTTCCGCTACCGGCATGGGATCAGACAGCGACGGCGAAAACCGCCTGGACTGGATCATATACAACACGTTCAGCGGGAACGAAGCCGACATAAAGAAGGGCGACGTCCTGGTTCGCATGGATAACCTTACGAATTCCGACCGAAAGGGCATTATAATGAATACGACGGTGGGCGCTTTTGCTCCTTATATCGACGTGCTTTACGGGGCAAAGACTGATCCTGACAACGCCGTTAAAAGCCGTGTCGGGAACCTTACCGGCATTTATAACGCCTGGTTTGGCTGGCTGAAGGGCTTCGGCGCCTTTATACAAAACTTGTACGCTATCGGTGAATTCCATTTTCAGAACGGCGAAAACGTACAAACCCGCCTTGATATGATGGAAAACCTTTTCCGGGTTGATATGCAGAACAAGACGTACAACATGAGCGAAAAGGATAACTTCCTGAAGAACGCTTCATTTACGGAGAACCTGGACGGCTGGCTGCGTGAAAACGTAATCCGGGCGTACACCGCCGGCGGCAAACTGTTGATGTTTAACCGTAACCTGTTTGCGGAAAAAGAAAAGGTCGCCAGTATCGTAAACCTGGACGGTCGTAACATGCTCCGGATTAAAAACAGCGGCATACGCCAGGCCAACGCCGACGTAAGAAAGCCCGAACCGGCTACCAGTGTCTTATACTTGACATTCAAATACATTTGTAAGAGCGCCGGCACGCTGACGGTCGGCTTTGAAGGTTCCGCCCAGGGTGAAGGCCGGCTTCCTTTCGTCCAGGTCGAACTGGCGGAAAGCATCGAAACGGAAAGCCTGGAATATACCGGCATGTGGGACGGTATGGGCGACTTCGTGCTAAAGTTCACCGGTGACGTTTATATCGACGTGCTGGCGCTTACCAACCGGCCGCTGGAAGACTTTAAAATCGAAGTCAGCACGAAGTTTGTGCAGACCGCCGAAAAAATTTCTTTGTTGGGTGAAAGGATAGACGAAACGAATAAAACGGTTACGAACCTGGGCGTAGAACTGGACGCCGCAAATGAAAATATACGCTTGTGGGGTGAAAAGACCGACAAAATAAATTCGACGGTTACACAGATCGGCCTTGACCTGGATATGGCGGAAGAAAAGCTGGACTTGTACGTCAGAAAGACGGATGATATAAACAACACGGTCGCCGATTTAGGGCTTCGCATGAAAGCCGCTGAAGGGGAACTGGAACTGTTTTCTAAGTTTGAGGATAAAGCTAACGGCTTACTTACTGATTTAGGTGTCCGCATGAACGGTGCCGAAGGTACGCTGGAAACTTACGCTACCCGGTTGAATAGCCTGGACGGTACTACTATCAGCCTGGGCAACCGTATGAACGCCGCCGAAGGAACGCTAACTACCTATGTGAATAAGACCAACGCAATCGACGGAAGTCTTACCAGTATGGGCACCCGGATGAACGCCGTAGAAAAGAAGTTCACGAACTACGTGCTGACGGACACCTTTAACGGAACGGTGGGCGATATAAACGTCACCCTGAACCGCCACTGGTCGGCCATAGAACAAACGGATAAGAACCTTCTGCTTTCTATCAATAAGTCGACCGGCTACCCACTGAATAAAGACGTGAAGTTCCTGAAGGGGCTGAACGGCATTTCCCGATACAACAATTCGGGGGGCGAAGCCGTGACAGTCACCCGTTACGAAACGGCTGCAAACAGCGGCGTATTCCAGGTACGTATTCAGAAGGTAGTCGGAAATTCCAGTCCCGGCCTGGGCGGGTTTACCTTCAGCACGCCCACCCGTGTGAACGCCGTGTTTGAAGCTCGCTTCACTGCTAATATACCAACCGGTTACCGGTTGAACTTTGCCAGTAACGCAACCGGCGACGGTGGTCGTAGTCAGTGGATTACTGACAACGCCGGAACCGGTGGCTGGAAAGAATACCGGTACCAGGTATTCGCCGGCGCTTCGGGCAGTTTTTCAACAACGAACTTTTTCTACTTGACGAAAGATGTACCGACCGGCCAGACAAACAACGACTATAATACGGCCGTGACCTGGTACCTGAAGGAAGCGACCGTGTTCGACCTTTCCGGCTATGAAGATCCGGTGACGTATATCAACCTGACGGAAGACCTGGCAAAGATAAAGGCGAAGCGCATAGAATTTGAAGGGCTTGTAACGGCAAATGAATATTTTAAGATACTGGAAGACGGTTCTGTGGAAGCCCGCAAAGGAACGTTTAAGAACGTGATTATACAGGGTTCCATCCGTTCCCCTTTCGTTCAGGAAACCGACTCTATTGTTATCGGTGGCGAACAGTCCACCCATGACAACGTGGCTACAATTTCCAGCGGTGGCGGCTGGATCACTGCCGGCGTTCTTGAATGGGACATAAGCCAGGGCGGTCGTAGAATGTGCATAACGAACTACCGGTGGGGAAACCAAATTTCGGAAGGCTCTATCCAGTATAGCGCCCCCAGCGGAAAGTATTTCTATGAAGATGGCGTTTCAAAATCAACGTTAAGCCTTTCCCGTGAATGCGTTGAACTGATGGGCTACGGAACACCTACCCAGTTTTACGGCTGGATCGTGTTAAACCGTATAAACCTGATGACTTCCAGCCGGTACGGCCGCAAACTCAATGTGCTGGCACAAGGAATCGTAACTGGGACTACGTCCGGGGCTTCTGTCAGTTATAAAACTTTTGATAATACAACGATGTCCGTTTCCCGTTTGGGCGAAGGATATTATAGGCTGAATTTTCCCAGTGCGTGGGGATTAACATCGGGGAATTATATCGTAATGCTTACAGGGTACGGCAATGTTTCCGGCTCTAATTCATCCCCGAATAAGGGAACAGTCGGAACGTGTGGAACTTCTTACGTGGATATTTATTGTAGCGATGACGCATCAAGATATGACGGCTCTTTCATGTTTCAGATTATAAATTTAAACGATTGGAATTAACAATAAAACAGAAGATTATGGCAAAAGTAATTGATTTTAAGAATGTGCCGGTAGAACTCCGTATCGGTGAACCTGAACCGACAGACGTGCGTCGGTCTGTGGGTAACGCAATCAACCGAAACACTTCGGATATTGGCCTGGCAGACTTCGCCCGGAAAGTATTCTATTCAGAAGAACCGGTGGAAATACCGACGGAATACATTGTAGAGATAACCCGGATTGTCACCCGTGACGAATACTTACTTGCTCCGGCCAAAGTGGCCGTTTTGGGCTTGATACAAGAAGCAATGGGGGCAACCCCGGCCGTTCCCGCCGATGATAATACAAATGTTTAACCCCTAAAAAGTAATAGGATGAAACAAGTAGAAGAACAAAGAACAAAGATTTTTCAGTCTGAAGTAAAGAACACCGGTATCGTAATCAATTACCGGGCGACGTTGGTACCCGCTGAAGCCGGCGAAGAAGTAACCAACGTTTACGGCACCATTGTAAAGGAGAATAAGAACGTGGGCAGTGTCAGCTATGACAAAGCGGCCGACCGGATGCACACAAGTTTTGAACCTTTTTCTGCTACCACAGCCGCCGAAAGAAAGTCCGTTTCTTCCGTGGCCGCTTCAGACGTGGCCGAAATCATCGCAAACAAGTAAGGGGGGACTATGGCCTATAAGCGTGAAGAACTGGACTATATAGCCGCCCAACTTTTGCCGGTCATACTGGAAAAACTGGGCGTCGAAGCACAAGGCGTTTCAGAAGTTGAGATCGTGAGCGACTTAACCGGTGTTTTCTCGCTTCCGGCTTATAAGAAGGTCGGCGGTGTTGAAAAGGTAGTGGAAGCGCCGGTTTCCTTGCTTCAGGATATTGCCCTGGACACAGTGAAAGAAGCGACCGACAACGCCAAAGCGGCTACCGGTGAAGCCCGTCAGGCGACAAAGGAAACGAAGGAAGCGACGGCAGACTTTACAGCCGTCCGGGGGCAGGTTCTTGCCGCCGGCGACCGTGCCAACGCCGCTGCCGACAGCGTGAACGATGCTAAAGATAAGGCGGCCAAAGCCACGGCGGACGCTATTCAGGCCACCGCCGGCGCCAATGCCGCAAAGGATAAGGCCAACCAGGCCGCCGACACGACCAACGCCGTAAAGGAAGCTACCATTTTGGTAAAGGCTGAAACGATTGAAGCCACCCGGAAGGCCAACGAGGCCACCGGCAAGGCCACGGCAGCCACGGCGGACGCAACCAACCAGGCCGACCGGGCGAAGGAACTGGCGGATCATCCTACCATGATGGGCGATAACGGCAACTGGTGGAAGTGGGACGCCACCCTGAAGAAGTACGTCGATACGGGTGTCCTGGCAAAAGGCGGTGTTCTATATCCTACTTTTTACATTGATCCGGACACGATGGAACTTATTATGAACTATCAGGATGAAATCGTGGCGGACATGTTCAATATTGACAACGAAGGAAATTTAACTTTTAACCCGAAATAGAAATGGCAGAAGGAAACAAAATTTTAGGGAAGGTCGCCTTCGTGGATAAAGGCGCCTATAATGCGGCCACCCGTTACGACTTTTTCAATTTCGTAACGACTGAAGACAGTTGTTACCTGTCCCTGAAGGACAACAATACCGGGCACCCAGTAACCGACACGGCCTGGTGGAAGTGTATCGCTAACGGTAAGCAAGCGACAGCGGCGGCCGCTGAAGCCCTCACCAGGGCAAACGAAGCCGCCCAGGCTGCCAGCCTTGCCAATGCGGCGGCCGTCCGGGCGGGAAGCGCCACCACTAAAGCGGAACAGGCCACAACCGACGCCGAAACAGCCACGGAAGAAGCGCTACTGGCCGCCGTGGACGCTGAACGGATGATCGCCGACGGAAGACAACAAATAGCCAGCATGAAAGCGGCCGAGTCGTCTTTAATGAGTCAGGCGTTACTGGCGCCTTCCCGCATGGAACTGACTTATAACAAGGTCATCACCCGGCGGAACCCGGTAACGCAATACATCAAACCCCGGCTTTTCCCGGCTTACGTGTTGCAGAATGTAGTTTTCCAACAGCCCATAAACGGGGGCGACTCCGTTTACGTGGAACCTGACGGGAAACTGGCGGTAAACAAGGTCGGGCACACAAAAATACACGTAATCCCGACGCATAATACAGGGATATACCAAACCGTCGATATTGAGGTACAGGAACCGGCCATGCGCTTAACCGGCGATGGCGCTATCCGCCTTAACAGCGACGGCAGTATCAGACTAACATAGTAATAACTTTATAAAACTGAAATTATGGCATTTACAGCAGCACAAGAGGCAACCTTAATCCAGGTTGCCGACGCCTTCACAAGAGGCAAAAAAATCAATGAACTAAGCAAGTCTACCGGCGCTATTGAAAACTACACGGTAGAAGTTCAGGATCATACCGGCGAGTCTAAAAACGTGAACCTTTTACAAGCTATCAACCTTGTAAACAAGCGTATCGCCTGCCGCCGTTGGAATGAGACATTAAGCACACCGGTGGGTGAAGCCTACGGGAACATCGACTTCCTGCGTGACCTTCCCAGCGTTTTAGGTTTGGGCTGTTACCTGGTGACCGACGACCGTGTCCGGCGCAAACTTGATCCGACGAACCACTATAAGTTCCAGGACGGAAGCCCGGCGAAGCTGGACGGTACCGACGGTCAATATATGTGGTGTTGGAATAAACACTATTACGCCAGTTGGAAAGAAGGTAACTACCTGTACGAAGCGGTTAGCACTGAACCGATAGAAGGAAAAGAATGTTACTGTATTCCTGAAGGCGGAACGGCAGCCATTGGTGGCGGCGTGGTTGACCGCACGAACCTGAAACTTTGTTCCATTATCAACGAAACGGCGCAATACCGGGGCGGCGGCAATCAAACCGACTGGGACGGAACCTACCGTAGCCAGTTGGGAAAGGTTGCGACTTCCATTACTTACCGCAATTATTCCACTTACGCCCGTAAACGTGGCGAAGGTTGGGACGCAAACTGGTATGTCGCTGAAGCGGTACCTGAATACCTGTTCCGTATCATCTTCGGCACCCGTCATATTCAGACGGCCGTAAACGCTGAAAAGGATGCAAACGGACTGTACCAGGGCGGCCTGGGTGCCGGTGTAACCAACATGCCGGACTGGAACGATTACAACGGTTATAATCCTGTCGTTCCCTGTTCCGCCGGTGTCGAACTGGGCGACGGCTGCGGCGAAGCTACTTATAACATTATGAATGCCGACGGAACCGTCCGCTACGCCGCTAAAGTTCCGGTATTTTTCGGGCTGAAAAACTTGTACGGCCATATCTACCGTATCGTCCGAGGTATTATTATCAATGCCGGCGCCGACAAAACGGAAGGCTACGTGGCGCCGTCGCTTTATGCCTCTTACAATGACGCCAGCCTGGACGGTATGATAAAAGCGTGCGAACTTCCCCGTTCTGAAGGCTACATAAAAAGAGTTTCCATGAATAAATTAGCCATGCTTCCGACGGAAGTCGGGGCTTCCGCTTCAACTTATTTTGCAGACTATTTTTATACAAATGCTGCAAGTTCCCAGGGTTTCCGCTGTCGTCTTGCCGGCTCTTATGCGAATGCGGGCACGGCTGCGGGGTCGTCTTATGCGAATTCGAACAATGCGGTGACGAATGCGTATGCGACTGTCTCGGCTCCCCTCTGCTACTTTAAGGAAGACCCTGTAATAAACTAAGACATTTCTTCCGAGCGAAGCGAGGCGGAAACGAAAAAGCGTTCTTTGAATTTTTTTCATTCTAAGTATTATAAAAGTCTGTTCCTCGGCGGGAGTGTCCCTTCCGCCGTAAGGCGGTCGATTTTTTTTATTTTTCGGTTTTTTTGTATAGGTGGCAGTAAAACAGTATTTTTGCGACGGACTGATAGCTTACCGGCATTGAATATGCCAACAAGTCTATTACCAGGTTGTTTTCTTCCGGGGCGTTTAGTTTCCGCTGTCGTCTTGCCGGCTCTAATGCGAATGCAGGCACGAATGCAGGGTCGTCTTATACGAATTCGAACAATGCAGTGACGAATGCGAATGCGAATGTCTCGGCTCCCCTATACTTTGCAACCCAAATTGTAGGAGTATGAAGGAAAGACCTTGCCGCTTGGCACAAGATAACAAAGCAGTAACGGGTGTTGGTAGGCCGGTAACGGTTCGAAGGCTCCCAATTAAGCAAAGCAGACCCGAAAGACCCAACAGACCCGGCAGATGAAAAAGTACGGTAACCTTTACGAGCGTATTTGCTCAATCGACAATTTGCGTGAAGCGTTCTATTGCGCTTCGCTTGGAAAGCGTAACCGTGACGACGTTTTGGAGTATGGCGCCCATTTGGAAGAAAACCTGGAAGAACTTCACCGGGAACTGGCCGCCCATACTTACAAAACATCGGAATACCACATTTTCACCCTCTACGAACCGAAAGAACGTATCATTTACAAACTTCCTTTTCGTGACCGTGTCGTTCACTGGGCTATCATGCTTCAGGTAGAAACGATTTGGATAAACAGCTTTACCCGTGATACCTACGCCTGTGTAAAAGGTCGGGGTATTCATTCCCTTTTGTATAAACTGAACCAGGATTTAAAGAATGATCCGGAAGGTACGGCCTACTGCCTGAAACTGGACGTTAGAAAGTTCTACCCGTCCATCGATCACGATATACTGAAGCAAGTTATCCGTTACAAGCTGAAAGACCCGAACCTGTTGTGGCTACTGGACGAAATTATCGACTCAACCGATACCGGTGTCCCCATCGGAAATTACTTGTCCCAGTTTTTTGCGAACTTGTACCTTTCAGAACTGGATCACTTGCTAAAGGAAGAATACGGCGTGAAGTATTACTACCGTTATGCCGATGATATTGTTCTACTGGCTGATGATAAGGCGAAACTACACGGCTGGCTGGTGGCTATTAACGACTACCTGAATGACCGTCGTAGACTTTCCATAAAGAAGAACTATCAGGTTTACCCGGTCGAAAGCCGGGGCGTGGACTTCGTCGGTTATGTTAGTTTCCATACTCACGTACTAGCACGGAAGAAGAATAAAAAAGCGCTTTGCCGGAAGGTGGCAAAACTCCGTAAACGGCGTTTCCCTGAAGAAGAAATTCGCCTTCAGGTCGCCAGTGAATTGGGGTTTATGAAACATTGTAATTCAAACAATTTATTAAAAATACTCGGAATGAAAAAATTTTCAGAAATCAGAAAAAGCCAGGGCAAGCTGGAAGGCGAAAAATTGCACCTGGACGTTATTTTAAACAAAGTGATCCAGTTGACGGCTTACGAGATAAGCCAGTCAAAATACAGGGGCGAATGTCTGACTATCCAGTACGTCCTTCAGGAAGACGCCCAACTTCCGGACGGAAGCGTGGCGAAAGCCGGCGAAAAGCATATCAGCTTTACCGGATCGGAAGCGCTGGCGAAGTTACTGAAGGAAACGGATAACGAAGATTACCCCTGCCTGGCGAAAGTTATTAAACAACCGTTCGGCGATAAAGGCAACAGTTTTTATACTATTGTCGATCCGGACGACTAAAAAGAAAAGATTATGAATAAACAAATTTATCAAGAAAGAAGAACATACTTACATTATGATGCAGGGCGTTTCATGCTCTACCTGAACGAAGGACGGGAAGAATATATTCCGTCAGTAGCAACACTGGCCGAAGAACCGGAAAATTTGCCCGTTTCCGCCCCTGTAATGGGTTATTCCTACGAAGGTGAAGAAGAAGACGGGGGAACACTTATCGAAGCCACAGCGGCCAATTATGAAGCGTTTGTAAACGGCCTGATCCGGAAACGCTACACGCAAAGCGAGGTCGAAGCTATCCAGTCCAATATGATTGTTTCCATGACTAACCCGGACACTGAACGTTCGGCTGAATTCCGCCAGGAATGGGAAGCATACCAGGACTACCGGGAAACATGCAAGAACAACGCTAAAGCAATTTTGAATTTATGATCTGATCTTCCGGGGGTGAATAGAAAAAAGCCCCCGGCCTGTTAGTAGTATCTCACCACGTACTAACAAAAAATGCGACGCAACGCACAGCCGGGGGCAAATACCCTCTGCTGCGTTACGTCGTTTTTTTGTTTATTACGTGGTGAGACTACAAAGATAGTGTATTTTGCCGAACCCTAAAAAGAATATCCTAAAAATGAAATTATATGAATTACTGGACTTCAACAAAGAACTGTTGAAAAGGCTTTGTTCCGCCGGTATCAAACCGGAAGACTACAAGTATGCCGACCTGTTTGCCGATTACGAACGTTTGAACCGGGAAGGCGAAAAGAAGACCTATATCGTTGCGCTGCTTGCCGATAAATACGGTATCAGTGAACGGAAGGTTTATTCTGTAATCAACCATTTAAGCCAGGAGCTTGACTACTGCAAAAGCCGTGCAGTGGGATAAAGCCCGGAAATTATGCTGTTTACGCCGGACTGACGACCTTTGCCCCGTAATCAATAAAAAAACAAATATGGGAAATTTTACCTACAAAGAACAGTACGGCGTAATTGTGATATGCCAAAGTGAAGAAGACCAGCAAGCCACTTACGATTGGCTGCGTAAAAACGGGTTGAACGTAAAGGTAGTGACGGTATGAAAATCGAAATTAAGCATCGCTGCAACGATTTCGATAGTTATCGTTCGGCCAGGGTTAAAAGCCTGTTTAACGCTGAAAACGCCTACAACTGGGAAAAGGTTGTGGACTTGCCTATCGAGGGAAAAGACTGGAAGATCGGCCTGGTTGTCGGTGCGTCCGGAAGCGGTAAGACCAGCATCGGGAACCGTATCTTTTCAGAACCGATTCACGACCTTTATGCCGGTTGGGATAATAGTAAACCGATTGTTGACTGTATAGCCCCAGCCGGCGACTTCAACACCGTAACCGGCGCCCTTTCCGCTGTCGGCCTGGGTGACGTGCCGGCGTGGCTTCGTCCCTTCAATGTGTTATCAAACGGCGAAAAGTTCCGTGCCGGCCTTGCCCGCCTGGTGTGTGAACGCCCGGAACATGTCGTTATCGACGAATTTACGTCTGTCATTGACCGGCAGATCGCAAAAGTGGGGGCGGCCGCTTTCGCTAAAACATGGCGCAAAGGTTCCGGCCAGGTTGTGCTTTTATCCTGTCATTTTGATATTATAGACTGGCTACAACCCGACTGGGTGTACAATACGGACGAGGCACGCTTTTACGAGCGTGACTGTCTTCGGCAAAGACCGGAACTCACCCTTCAAATATATAAAGTCCGGGGAACTGTATTCTCACGACTCTTTAAGCGCCATTATTATTTAGATTTACCCCTTCCGGTGGCCGCTGAATACTTTGTCGGTATTATCGACGGCGAACCGGTTTGCCATGTGGCCGTGGCACCGCTGTTTACTGCCAACGCTTACCGGGCTACCCGCCTGGTGGTAATGCCTGAATGGCAGGGTGTTGGTGTCGGTACTAAGTTCCTGGCCGCCGTGTGTGAATACCATTTGCAAGGTAAAGGCCGATGCGGCTACAAGTATAACACCTTTTTTCATACGTCACATCCGCAACTTTGCGGGGCGCTTCGGCATTCTAAACGGTGGGTACAAACGGCGGCCAACCTTTACGGTGACAGCAAAAAACGGTGTATGAACTCTATAACCCGGTCACACAAGAAACAAGGAAACACAAAGGCTACGGCTACGGGCTACGGCGGTCATTTTAGAGCCGTACAGGCGTTTAAATACATAGGAGGGTGA